TCTCCTATGCGTTGGAAATTTTAAACATTCTACGTCGGTGTAGAGTTTTAATTTGTTCCGTAATGTAGTGGTCAGGAACCACTAAACTTTCCCCCGGCTGCATCCATTTTTCTTGAGCACCTTTTTCGGTGCGAAAATAAACGGTGAATGATTGTAGACTATCGTTCTTTACTACTTTCATAATTTTTCCTTCCTTAGTATGTAGATTACTGACCTAAGTTTTTTGGTACTTTTTTATGGAACAAAAACTCGGGTAGCTAGTGTAGTGGTTACTGGACTGCTATGAGGAGAGTTACCGTGGGGCGTGATGGCATCCCCAACAGTGCTAACAGGAATACCCCCAACTAAAACCTTAGGAGATCCAGGACCAATAATAGGTGCCCCTGCTGTCGAAACCCCAATTAACGACACAGGCTTTCCTTCTATAGTCACTCTAGGGTCTCCTGTTGCTTGGTGAGCACAGGTGGCTGGAGAGCCCGCAACAGTAGGTAACCTCATGGTAAAATAACCTCAGCATTAAACTCTTCTATCTTACCCGTAGAAGTAACAAGAAACTTAGGGTTGGGTACATAGGTCCTAAAGACTACGTTAAAGGTCTTTTTTATTACCCTATCTTCCTTATCCCCTGCCGTCACGGAGCCCAAGTCTTCCTCTGTGTCTAAGAAAGCTTTGGCTATTGTGGAGAACTTGGTAGAGACATTCATTTCAGGGTTGAACTTCAATCTAATCTGTTCCAAGATCTGATCCATGTCGGCCATGTACTTACACCATACGTTTAACTGATAGCTTATATTAATGGGTCTAGGAGCTAGGCTCAATACTCGGAAAGCCCTATTCTTTTCGGCGTCCCAATACTTTTCATTGACTAGAACGCTTTCCTGCCTTCTTCTAGCATCGTCATTAGACGTTGTTGTCTGAGAAATAGTTAGCATTGGAAGGACTATATTCTCTTCTTGTTTGAGTTTGGCAATAGCTCTCTCTGCGTTAGCATGGAGGCATTTAATTTCTTTGAACTTATCCTCAGAAGAAATGTAACCAATGTCATTGAAGGAAGAGATCATAGCTCGAAGCGAGTCTCTATAAACAAAAGAAATGTTTTGCTTGGCCTGAGTCATTTTGAAGATCTTTCTTCTGACATCACCCTCCCTAGTAGGATAATACCTATTCCGGCTTTCGTTACTACTAGCGTCCCAGTTAAGTATAGATTCTATTGAGTTGTTTTTTGTCATAGCTCTTCGATAGCCCCTCCATACCCACCTAACTCATCACTAACCTTAGAGAGAGGAGTGTCTTGGACTTCCGTGCTGTCGCGAAGGAGCTTGGCAGAACAGACTAAGTGATAAACACCATACGCTTCGAAGCTATCTTCAACCACCTCGAAGATTTCATACTTCTGATCTTGAAACATAGGCTTGATTACGTCACCAGGAATGACGGGTCTACCAAGCTTAGTCTCAATGTAGCTTTTGTTAAACGTAAATAGCTGGTCATTAGTAAGCTCAATACCAAACTGGGTAAGCTCCTCTGACATAGATATAGGATCGTAGTGCCCATGAACCGTGATGGGTGTCTTGGACACTACCTTACTCCTCTCCTCTCGGTACACATCGTCGTAGTTGTCCGACTGGTAATACTTATAGAAGTAAAACTTAGAGCCAGCTAGACGAATCATCTCATCATCTACAAGGTTGAACAGGTTGATGTCAGGGTTGTCCTGATCAAATAGACTAAGCGCACTGTCATCCGTATCTATGTCTGGCAGTGCGGGTAGCTTAGTCGTTACCTTGTAGTTCTTGTTGCTCATTTATTTTTTTTATCTCTAGCTTTTTTTCTTTCTCTATCTGCTTTAGCAATGTCTGCTAAAGTTTTAGAGCCACCAGCGGCACGGAGATCTCCAGCGGAGTGTCCAGTCTTTTCGGCTTGGTCCTTGAGAGAGGTCGTATCTCGGGCAGCAATAAAATCATTTCTAGCTTTCCGAGCCTCAGAGACAAGACCAAGAGATTCAGCCATAAGGTAACCCATGTCTTGATAGACTGTGTGGGAGACTAATTTCTTTGCTCTTTTTTTTGCCTTACTGCCTTTTCCTGTTGCGATTTGGTCGTCCGAGTGGTTCCGCCGCCGTTGCCCCTTAGAAACCCGCCCTCTCGGCGTATAAACCTGCGTTCTCGGACTTTCCCCAGACCTCGGCCTTCTTGATACTTGGCTACCTACATCATCAGAAGCTCGCTCACTTTTTTCAGTTTCGGTTTGTTTGTTTTTTGGCTTGCCTTTCTTTGCATCCTCGGCCTCTTCCTGGGCTCCGTGGTCCGCCGTTCTCTGGCCTACAGTTCTTTCTTTTAACAACTTATTAATATACTTCATTAGAATAGTGTGAATACTGGTGGTTCTTCTATCTCAGATAGAAGTTCTTCTTTGAGCTTTTCTTTTTCTTGATCACTCTGTTGTATGAGTGCTGCTCCATTCAAGCTCGCTCCACCTCCTGGCGATGGTAGCGAAGAATATTTACCTCGGATCTCTCCAAGAATGCCTCTAGAAACTGCTAGAGCGTATCGTTGTATCCAGTTCTTGTAGTATGGGTGCATGGTCCCCGTATCGAGACCACGGTATACTAGAATGACTGGCTCAAATGTTGATGGGGAAGGATACAACTGAAGGACATTACCATTAATAATATCCCAGGACCCTTCCTGACTAAGGATTTTTCTTGTCATCTCCAAGTGCGTCTGAAGTAAGTAGAAATCAGACATGGAGAAGTTGCTAAACACAAAGTTATCTTGGAAATACTTAATGAAGAAATCAAACTCAAGTGTACCGTTCTGAGGCTGAATACTGAGTAGTGATTTCTTGTAAGCACAGTAGCTTAAGTTATTAGCTATGTGAGTTGGTAAAACGTAAGTGTTTACGTTTGGGGTTGTGACGAACGTAGCCACCTGGGTACACCAAAAGGGAGCATGATAGTCTAAGTTAGTTATAGACTCTTCAATGGCCGTCTTTAATTGAAAGTCGGTAAGCTCCACCCGTACAATGGGGTGACCTAGACGAGCTAGAACAAAGTCCTTGATGGTCTGCTCAAATGTGTTGAACTCCACTTGATCTGCCATCAGACCTTTGTTAAGCTCTGAGCTATCAATAGCTGTGGAGTAGATATCTGTATCCCCTAGGTTCCTACCCGCGTAGGTTCCAAAGGAATCTCCATAACCAAGTAACTTAGGATCTACTCTTAGTGCTGCCATTGTTCTTCGTGGGTTTAGGTTTGGGCTTGGGGTTCAGTAATTCTAAAAATCTAGACTCAACTAATCCTTTAGAGTTAAAATACTCACCAGGACGAACCTCTACTATCTCCCCGTCTATATGGAGAAGCATATTCCACCTGCACTTGCTTCTGTATTTATACATGTCTTATTTATATAGGAATGACAAGAGGGTCAGAGGAAGAAAAAACCTCTGACCCTCTTAATTTAGTTAGTTACTAACGATCAAGTAACAGCGTTGCCTAGAATGCTTGTGTTTCTAGAGAACGGCGTGAAGAGGAAGTTAGCGGTCGGGCCGATGACTCGAACGACTCTGTAGAACCTGTTGTACGGCTCGATCTGAACCTTACCGTAGCGAGTAAGGATGCCCTTTCTCGGCTGGAAGGACTCGGGATCGACGACCGTTGGCAACTGCTGGAGCGGGATGTACGGGGCGTAAACATAGCCCGCATCCATCGCGTTAGCTCCTTTGTAGCCAACAAGGATCTCGTCCTGAGGATACATGGGATCGACATAGAGGTCGTAGCGACCCATGAACTTACCCTTGTACTCAATGTTGTTACGACCGATGTTGGTCGGACCATCAGGCGGCTGAATACCACCCTCAAGCTTGGCAGCACTCTCCATGAGTGAGGCCATAAGAGGAGAAGTAAGAAGCCAGTTGCCCGGCCCACGCATTGTCGTTCTGTAGATGTCTTGCGAAGCAAGGTTGATCATCGCAAGGAGGTTTGAGTAAACCTCGCCAACGTGGCGCGGGAAGAGTCCGTTTGATGACGTTGAGAAATCAATGACGAAGATGTTTGACGACTGCTCACCAGACCCAAGCGGGCCACCGGCACCGCCGTTCATGTCGTAGTCGAACTGACCTGGAACAAAGACGCCAGTGGTGTCCTTGTCAACGATACCAGGGAACTCATCGCTACCGCCCATGTTAATGTAGCTGCTGTCCATGAGGTTCTGGTTTACACCACCAAGGTTCTTATCACGGAAACCATACGCAATCATGCGGAGGTCTTCGATAAGCTCTCGGTCGATCTCAAGCTGAAGCTCCTTAGAAAGAAGGTCAGTGAGTTCCCGCTCAAGGTCAAGGTTGTGGTAAGCCTTAAGGTCCTGAGAAGCCTCAAGAGTCCAAAGCGCACGCATCTTACGAGTGTTAGCAACTACTGCTTCCTGCTCGATGTGGAAGGTCATCTCGGGGATGCCCGTACCAGTTAGACGCTCACCAGCGGAAACCTGATAACCCATGAGGGCCTCAGAGTTCGGGAAGGCAGCAATCTGACCACCCATCGTGCCAGAAGGAGCGCCGTTGCCTTGAAGCGGAGTGGCTCCACCGGAGAAGTTTAAGACGTTAGAGGTGTCAAAACCACCAGCAGCACTATCTTGGTCTAAGCCTGAGCCTGTAAGACCGTCAAAGGTTCCGTTACCGCTTCGCTGAGAACCGATGGTGGAAGCTGTTTGGCCTCTGTAGGTAAGGTTAAACTTGCTGTAGACAGTCTGAATGTCATCGCCAATAGCGCGGTCGTTACCGAGGTAGAATACCTGGGAAACGGGTCCTTGCATGGGCTGAACGCCAACTAGGCTGTTAGCAAGAAGCTGGGGGTAAACTCGACGAACGAGCGGAAAAGCGAACTTCTGGAACGTACCAAGCTGACCAGTTGTGGTGGCAGCAGTGGAGATGTCCTCAGAGATACGCTCTTCAACAATTGATTTAGCTTGGTTTTCAAGAAGTTGCGCTGTGACACGACGGGTGTAGTCGTTGTCAATGCCCTCAAGGACAGGCTCCCACTTCTGGACAAGCTTTTCATCTGTGCGATGCATAATATCCATAATAAATAATCCTTAGGATTGGGAGGTAAAGGGCATGAATTTCATGACCTCATCAGTTAGGAACTCATTATTTTTGTTGTTGTGAGCCCTTCCTTCGCTAATCTCCAAGTCCGCCTTGGAGACAACTACCGCTTTCTCTGAAGAGACAAATGCATCGTCCTTCGCGGCTTCAAGATTCTCAACTTCTTCCAGAAGCTGTGCTTTTTCAGTCTCTAGCTCGTAGGCAGTGCCTTCAGCGATAGAAACTTTTTTGTCCATAACTCTTACTGTGTTCTCAAGGTTCTGGTTCTCTTCAACCAAGCTCGCAAGCTGGCTGTTTAGAACGTCAAACTCTTCCTGAAGTTCGCCGTATTGTCCGGTCATTTCAGAAAGAGCGTTGTCTTGGTCATCAGTGTTAAGCTCAAGGGACATGAGTGTTCTTACAGATTCAAATAGTCTAGCATTTCGATAGACTTCGCTCTCCTCGGAGAGTTCTGAAAGAGCTTGTTCTTTAAGGTCATCAATTTTAGTGCGAATGTACGCGGTGACTCGCGCTTCAAGGAGGCCGATTTTCTCAGCGACTTGCTCGTTTATAGTAGAATCTACGAGTTGAAAGATCTGTTCAACTGTAGATTCATCGAGCCCTTCGGGTAGAATGTCGGCTATATTTTTTATATTACTCATGAGGTTTCTCCTAGGTTCAGCTATATGTATAGGATTGTTTTACTTAAAATAACTTTTTTTTAGAAAATGTATGCGATCAGTCCTTTTTAGCCTGACGCCTGTTGATTTGATTTTCTCGTTTCATCGCCGCGCGGTTGATTTCGGCTTTACTACGTCTACCCTCTCCTTTATGTGCCTTTTGAAAAGCTTTTTTTCTTGATTTATCAACTGTAGCTATTTGGTCCGCATGTGTTTTATTTCTCATCTCAGTAAGACCAAGAGCCTCTGCCATTAGATCACCGATCCGCTGGTAGGAAGTGCTTTGTTTAAGTAGAGCTTCACGATCTCTCCTAGCTTTACCGCCTTGAGGACCGCGCTCAGAAGCTCGTACTGATGCCTTGAAAGAGTCGTCTCTTTGCTTCTTGCTTTGCGTGTAGTCTTCATCTAAACCCATCGCGTCAGCTAGAGCGAAAGCGATCTTGTGCCAGCTACCCTCTTCTTTAACCGACTCCATCGTCATCTTTTTCTTCTTACCAATGACGCCGCGTCCCATGAGAACGTCAGCCTTTGTGATCTCACCATCTTTGTTAAGGTCGGGGAAGCCTCCCTTCTTTTCTTTCTTCTTTTTCTTAGCTTCCTCAAGGAAAGGAGTATAAGAATCTCTTAAGCGAGCCTCAATCATGGTGACAAAGTTGGATTCCTTCTGAAGCTTGTTCTGGCTCTCTCTGACAAACTTGGACTCGGTGGACTCTGAAAGGCCGGGGAATGCTCCTCTTGTGGACGGATCAGCCACAAGGTCGAAAGTTACTAGACGGAAGTCTTCGTTGACAATCTTCTGCCCGTTAGCGTCCTCTGACAAAGTTCCCATGCCACGAGAGGAGATGCCTATCTTAACACCTCCTTCAACAAGAGCCTTAGCAGTTAGACCAGCAGGAGTATTGAGGATCTCAGCCTCACCTACAAGCTCATTACCTTTCATCTCTAACTTAGTAATAAGGTGAGAGGCGTTAGAAAGCTTTACCGTGTCGTTCTGGGGGTGATCGAGTTCACCACAAAGACGCCGCTCGTTGATCATAGGCTGAACCTTAGATAGTTGACCTTCTAATACGGCAGTAGGATAAATTCTACCATTGTTGTTCTTCTCATTGCAGCGGCCAAAGATACCCTTAATTTTCATCGTCGGGTTTGTCTTGCCTTCTGAGAGAACCTGAAGATTCTCTACGATAAATACGTCTTGTAGTAATTGCATATCACTTTTCTCCTTTTGATAGGCGACCATCTTTGCCGCCAATTCCTCTAGATTTTCTAATGGATCTACTACCATATTTTTGAGCCAGCTTATCAGAACCCTGTCCGTGTCTTAGTAGCGTCCTGGCTGCGTGTTTTCTCACACTACTAAACTTAGCTGAGGGGGTCGCACTGCCTGGAGTAAATCCTTTTGCAATCTTTCCCTTACCACTCTTAGCTCCCCACTTTCCTTTAGAAATAACATACATCCTTCCTGCCGCTTTGGTAGAAAAGATTTGTCCGTAAGACCCCTTGGATAAGGCATCTTTAATACTAGAATAAGTTTTTACTCTGCCTTTGAATGTTTTCTTCTTGTCGTCCTTTGTTGCTGCTTTGGAGGTATAGGCTTTCCTACCCTCCTCTGAACCTTGGGCTTCATTCATACATTCTAAGGCTTCAGTAAACTTCATCTTAACCTATTTTTAATTGCCGCCTTAAGGACAGCCTTCTTGCTTTTGGCAGGGGTGCGATAACTTTTAGCTGATTTCTTCATGGGGTCAGCTACAGGGCCACCCATATTAGTTCCAATCATACCACAGGTAGTCATTTCTTTTAGGTCATCCACCAAGCCTTTTACTTCCTCTAGTAGAGAAACAAGCTGTTGGCCTGTCTCCTCTGTAAGGTAAGCAGGTTCCGCAGCAGGGGCTTCCTCTTCAGGCTGTTCCCACACTAACTCAGGTAATCCTTCTGCGGGAGGAGTGTCTTGAGGACTAAACCCCTCACCAAGAATTTGCCGCATCATGTCGTCAGGGACCTGTATCTGAGATACATCCTTAGCTGGAGCGCCAGCAGAAGCAGCCTTTGCCTCCTCTAATTTAGGAGGCAAAGACTTTCCTGATTTTATGTCCTCGACGTTGCCTAGTATCAGGCTTTCAGCGAAGTCTCCGATACTATTCACGATCACTCCTCCTCGTCGTCTTGAAGAAGTAGCTCGGCAATAGTTTCGTCAATGACGGACTCGATGTCCTCGTCGCCTTCGTTAAGCTGGCTAAGACGGTCTACAAGACCAAGGACTACGTTAAGGTGCTCAAGGATGCGCTCCTCGTCGATGGACTCGTCAAGCTGAGAAGTGCAAAGGGGGCAGACATGCGCGACCGCCTCCTCAAGCTCCTCAGCGTCTTCGGTGTCTTCGACCTCAGTGGCGCTTTCCTCGACCTCAGCAACCTCACCAGACTCGTCAAGGCGAGCAGCAATATCAGTGTCCTTCCAGACGGCAGCTTCCATAAGCTGTTGACGTAGTTCGTCAGTTAATTTCATGTGATCCATAATTATATCCTATAAAAAGAGTAAGATTTTCATCTCTAGGTTATTTAGCAGGCTAAGAGATACAAATGTTTTTTGTTTTAAAAAATGTTACGGGAGAGCCGTTGGAGGCACAGCGGGCTCAAACGAAGTGAATGTCGGTGGTTCCTCTGTAGTGGGGGGCGTTATAGACCGGTTAAAGTTAGTAGCTTTTACCTCAGGATACTGATCTTGAGCCGTAGCAGTAGACTTTCTTCTAACTAATTGGGTCTTTCGAATGGCTAGCATTGAGTCAGCATTCTTAGTTCCTGGAGTAACTTTAACATCGCTAATTAAGCCGTTAAACACCGCCTGCTTAAGCACGTTATAGTTTTCCCCTCGGGATAAAAGATTGAATTGTTTTTCATTTAACCTAGAAAGGACATCAAATTCTGTAACCGTCTTTCCTATTCCGTTAAGACCTAGCAAGTAATTAGTATCTAGCTCTTTAACTATTTCTACCAACAGTCTATAGCCAGTCTTAGATCTGGTTGTCTTGTAGGCAGACGCCGCGATCTTATTTCCCTCGGAATCTACATACCCAGAGTTTATTAATTTGTTGTCAGGATTTATTTTGTTTATCCTAGCTTGATTAGTGCTGTTCTGATATACATCCTGAGCACCTCTACCAACTAAATCTACACTTACAAACTGATTATAGCTGTTCCTAAATTCAGGAACTATACTAGTCCTAGTCCTTAGCTGCCGAGTGATACTTCCCGCTAGGGTAGCGGAGGATGGTGTAATATCTACAATTTGAGATTTGGCATTGAATGGATTATTCTCTACTTTGTTTGTGGGGTAAAGAAGAATGTACCAAGGAATTTGCCTAGTCAAAAGAGGCATCGTTTTATTTTCCTTTGGTGAGTCTACAATAATATCACTCTGAGTTAGGAATACTTGCCCATCTCTCTCAACATAATCTAGTATTCGATCTTCGTCATCTAAGATAAAGGTTTGGTGGTTGTCCTTATATTTGATGTATTCGTTTATTTCTTCTAGTTTCCTGGGGCTAGCGTACTCGTAACGAGCCGTAGTTGTCTTTACATGCCTGTTATTGTTTAGGTCTGGCGCGGTCGTTATAGAGCTTAGGACGCAACTTAAAAAGTAAAGATTCTCTCTAGGAGCGGATAGAGAATAGTCTAATTCTACTCCACTAGGATCACCACTAACAGTAAGAGTTCTACTTGAGTCGCCCCCCAATAGATTCAAGGCTATTTGTCTAGTCTTTTCAGGAACAAAATATGCGTGATCTTTCTCTGATTGAGCGTAAAGCCTAGTAGTCTCACCACCTAATGTTACATCGAAGTATTCCCCGTCTTCCAAAGAGAGAGTGCTTCTATCTATAAAAGTATCATCATCATTAACGTAATACCTTAATGGATCGCCTCTCAAAGTAATTTCAATATACCTGTCTATGTCGCTGGATAAGGTCTTCTTGTTCTTTAATGTTTCTGCCGCTCTACCTGTAGAAGCTGAAGGCTCAAGAGGATAGTAGTTTCTTTCGATTAATGCTAAAGCAACAGTCTCATTTACTATACTAGACTTACTTGGGGTAATAACTAAAGGCTTTTCCTTTACATTGCCCTTAGCTAATCTCCTAAGACTACCCTTAGTCACCTGAGCTATAGTTCCATCTAAGATCCTGCTACCTATTAAGTGATATATTTGTGACCTGTTTATGGGCCTTCTATCGTAGTTTAGTATTGTAGATAGTATCTCTTTTGTCTCTGAATCAAGGCTACTATAAACTGTAGTAGGAGTTACTCCTGCCGCTCTTCTACTATCCCAATCACCGAAGGTAGACAAGTTTTCCAAGAGGTAAAGAATGTTGCTATCTATTACGTTAGCAAAAATGTCAGTAACTTTACTCGTGTTCATTACTGTAACGGCCTTCCTGGGAGTGTCATCGAAAAAGATTTCTTCATCCTCAAACCCGGAAGGTCTTTTACTTAATATATAATTTGATAAAATTGGGTCAGACAAGTCTACCTTTTCAAATTCATCTATTAAAAGTCCTACATTTTTTGGAGAAATCTTTTCAAAGTTAACAGGGAAATTAGTAGCCCCCTCCCCAGGAAATTTAGGAGTAAGGCTTGGAGCATCAGGAAACTCGCCAATATAAGTTCCTCCCGGACCACCTTTATTGTCTGGAACTCCCGTTGCTCCTGGACCCTCAGGAAACTCACCAATATAAGTTCCTCCTGGCCCACCTCTATTGTCTGGAACTCCTGTTGCTCCTGGACCCTCGGGTAACTCGCCAATAGAGGTGGCG